CTTTTGTATATGCCTCAAAATACCTTTCTTGCATTGCTGGATCTGCTCTAAACGCTGCTCTTGCAGCAGTATCATGTCCAGGGAATTCTTCTCCTAAAAGTCTAGCCGCATCCATCTTGGCGACTTTACCCATCTGATACTTACCATCATAGTGATTGTTAGCACCACCTCTTGCAGCATATCCACCACTTCCTTTGGATTCAATCTTAGCAACTTCTCTCTTATAAATTTCAAATTGACTTCTAGTCATTCCCATTTTTTCAACGAATCCACCTCCTTGATATCCAGGCACTAATCCAAACTTAGGAATATTTGTTCCACCACCTGCTTTATTCATTGCCATCATGGTGTCGGCACCAAACATATTAACGGCACCACGACTCATTATAAACTCACCTGGAGTTAACATCGCAGGCACTGTATCAGTTCCTAAAAACGGTATCATACCACCACCTCTCATTGCAGTAAAATCAGGGCCGAGATCTTCTTCTATCTGTCGATCTCTTTCTTCTATTCTTTTTTGCTCGGCTTCCTTTTCCTCTGCTGTTTTAAATAAGTCTCCAAGAAAAGGAGCGTTTTTTAAAAGTTCTCTAAAATCTGCTGTAAATTTTTTAACCTCATTTACAGTATTTGTAAACCAATCAATGACTCCCTGAATTTTTTCTCTCGCTTCTTTTAATCTTCCAGGGATGCTCCTGATAAAATTTTGTATATTTTCTATGAACTCTTTATTTTTAGGATTACGAAGAAAGTCTGTGACAAACTTTATTATTTGTCCCAGTACAGTAAATCCCAAAAATCTTAAAATAGTATCAAAAATATCTTGAATTTTTTTAACTGATTTTTTAATAACACCAGAATTAGAAAATAATTTTTTACTTTCAATTCTTTTTTCTCTTTTCTCACGCTTTACTTTAGCGTCTTTTTTTCTATCATAATCTTGTTCTTTCTTTTCTAATTCATTATCTGCTTTGATGACAGTAATAAGTTCATCAAGTTTTTCAATTAACTCTTTACTGGTATCCTCATCTTTAGGAATGAGTTTGTCGGGTTCAATCTTGACTACAACAGGACGTACAGTAGGAAGTCCGGGTGCTTTAAATGACTGTCCTATTAAAGGATTTTTAAAAGTCTTGGTTTTTAGTTTTTCAGCATTTATCTTCCCTCCTTTAGAGTCTTCATCTCTAATGGATTTAAGAAGATCATCTAACTCCTTCCCTCCTTTAGAGTCATCATCTTCTTCTCTGATTGACTTTAAAAGATCGTCTAGATTCATTAGCCCTGCTGCTGTTGCATCTTAAGTTTCTCTTCTTCCAAATGAGATCTTAGGAGTTCGACATAAACATCTCTCTCCCAAGGAATCATATTTTCAATCTCTGTTAATGAGTATTTATGGAACTGAATCAAAGAAAAATTTAACTTATAGTAACTCTCCAAATTCATATGGGAGAGTGCTACGCGAAAAAACTTGCCAGTCCCTCCAGAGTAACCTTACTCTTCTTCTTTGTTTTAGGATTGACTACCTGAACTTCATGAGACAGTTTAGGCATCGTGGAAAAGAAAGACTCAATCTCTTTGAATTGAGCAGAGTTCATCTGCTCTAAAAATTCCATGACTTCTTTCTTTGTGAAGTCATCAGTTGTCCACGCTTCATCTGCAGAATATATCTTATCAATACAAGAGGCAATCAACTCAAACGATTGATCAACTTGATTATCATTTGAGAATTCAAAGTTACTCTTCACAAACTGATCAAGTGATGGATACTTCATTTCCATCATCAAGTTGTCATCAATTTTAACTTGATTAGAGTGATTTTTATCTTTGGTTACCTTGATATCATCAATACTAATCTGCACTTCTGCATAAGTCTCACCATCATCAGGACAGAGTACACTTACTTCAATATCCTCACCAACAGACTTACCACGAATGTTAAGAAACAAATATTCAATATCAAAAGTAGGAAGTGTATCAACTTTGACACCGCGAGTCTGAATACAATCCTTAAGAACTGCTTTGATAGCGTTGGTGATTTCTTTTGAGTCGTCACTCTCAAGTGCAAGAACTAATAACTTTTCTTCTTTAACAAGGAAGGGACGAAACTTAATTGTTTTTCCAGTCGAAGGCAACTCCAACTCATAAGTTGGTGTTGAAATTTTTGGTAAAGGCATGATATGTTATTCAGTATGAATATTTATCGCTCTCCGCTAATGATATAGCGTGAGAAGTTAAAGTTTACAGTGCAAAGAAGTATTTGTGATGCATCATAATTGACAGGCATCTGATTGATTGAAATCGGATATGCATTCACAAATTTATATTGTAAATCTCTTCCTTTATAATCTCTTTCAAATTTTCTAATAAAGATTTCACTCTTATATTCATTAGGAAAGTTTACTCTATAATTGTAATTATCTCTCGCATCTCCTGATCCATCCTCATTAACGATAAATGAAATCCAGTTTTCAAAGAAGTGAATTATATCATACTTCTCATCTACATAAAAACTGAATGAAGACACGGTATCATATTGTCTTCTATAAGCGTGCCTCTCAGTTACACCAGTGTGATCATTATCAAGTGTATGAGTTGCTAAAGAACTTCCAGGAAGTGCTGCTTCTCTACAAGATAAAGTTACTTTTTCATCTACAGTATAATTGTATCCACTACCAAGATCAAATCCTCTTCTACCATTCATCCAAGAACGAACAGCAGGAGGGGGATTGAAGTGACATTCATATGTTGAAGTAAGAGAAGGCCTCAATATGTTTGCCTTTAAATCAGCAACATTCCTTGCTCTTGGTTTTGGCGTTGCCATCTAAATAGTTTTTACCGTATATATTATGTATGGGAGTTAGCAAGAAAAGTATTTACCGTCCCTCTAATCCACAAAAGTACAAAGGTAATGTAAACAATATAATATGTCGTAGTAATTGGGAAAGAAGTTTCTGCGTATGGTGTGATAAGACTGATGCCATTCTTGAGTGGGGAAGTGAAGAGTTTTTTATCCCATACCTTTCACCAGTTGACAGGAGAGTTCATCGTTACTTTCCAGATTTTATTATCAAAGTGAGAGAAAGTAGTGGTGAAGTGAAGACTTATGTCATTGAAGTAAAACCTAAGAGAGAAACTGCTCCACCTACTGTTGGTAGAAAGCAAAGAAAGACATTAATTAGAGAGAGCACAACCTACGCTATCAATCAAGCAAAGTGGAAAGCGGCTCGTGAGTGGTGTGCAGATAGAAGAATTGAGTTCAAGATCATCACCGAAGACGAATTAGGTATCCGAACTTATGGCAAGAAGAGCTAGACGTAGAAGATCAGGTGGCCCTTCTTATGAAGAGGTAAAAGCACAGATTGATGCTAAAGAAGCAGAGAAAAAATTAAAGCGAGAAGAAAGACAATCTGCTGATGAATTTCAGTTTGAAGAACAAGTAGGTGGCAATCGTATCGAACCTGTAAAAGATTCTATCAGAGACATTGGTGATCCTGAAGATATGATGCTTGAGATTATGAGTGTTCTAAATGAAACTGTAATCATTCCTGATCCTGGTGAAGTATATACTTATGTCTACAATGCCAAGACACCAAAACTTAAATACGATCAGCACCCTTTAGTTTCTGTGTCTGGTGTATATCAATGGGGATTCAGTGGACTTAACTTTCACTGGAATGAGGTAAGAAACTACACCTGGAATGAGATACCAGGAAGATTGCACCTTGTTAGAGCGAGTGAACTTCAATCATTACTTGATATACCCTATGCATATTATCTCACCAACCTCTGATAAATAGAAAAAAAGTTCTGACTATAATGTCTGCACAAAAAGCAACTAGTGGGATTGTATTTAGAAATATAGATGGAGTTGATAGACTTTTTAGAACTATCACTACTTATGAAAATAGTAAGATTACTAATACAAAAATACAGGAAGTGATAGGTAATGTAGATGATGAAAAGAGCAAAAGTTTATATAATACTCGATTACTTGAGGCACCAGATCTTGTGTCAGAAGATGATGATGGATTCTATTATACAACCGTAAGAGATGGAGGAACTGATACAGTCTATGCCGATTTTGATTTAAGAAAATCCTTTGAAGAGCAAAACTCTACAGGCGTGGTTTCTCTTACAAATGATTTGAATGCTGCCTCTATCGATGACGCTGCACGCATCGTCATCGGCAACATCGAGGCACAGCACCACCGACGCGCCGCAGCAGCGCAAGCGCTTGGAAGCGGGCGCGCGGACCTTCTGCAAAAATAA